CGTTGGGATGTTGATTTTGTGCTTGCTGATTGCGTTGTAGTATCGTTTGACATAAGAAAGTCTGGTATCTTTAGGATAATTAGAAAACAAAGTAGCGGCAATCAGAATGTACATGAACTGTGGAGTTTCATACACAGTTCCAGTACTTCTATCCTGAACAAGATATTTATCTACAACTTGCCTAAGACCAGCATATGTAAACAAAAAGTCACGCTCTTCTTCGATGTAAGAATCGATTACATTCCATTCGTCCAAGGAATATTTTGTGATGAGCTCACCATCATAAATTCCCTTATCAATTCCACCCTGAAGGTGTGCATAAAGAGAAGGTCGATTGTCTGGATGGTCACCATATACCGACTTCCTAAGACCAAAAAGAAGAAGACGAGCAGCAACATACTGATAATTTGGTGACTCCAAACTAATCAAATCATTTGCTGAACGAATTAGAATTTCTTGAATATCACTCGTCTTGATACCATCGAAAAATTGAATACCAGAATTGATTTCAACTTGAGATGCTGATACTCCTGCAAGATTATCGCAGGCATGTTCTACCATCTTATGAATTTTATCCAGATTAATTGGTTCCGAAGTGCCGTTGCGTTTGACTACTTTGATACCGTTACTCATACTTTTTTCCAAAATGCTAGTTTTACTTGTGCTTCTAATCCCTGGTAGGTATTACATTCTACCACACGTTGTACATCTCGTCCAGCGAGAACCATATCATTGATATCCTTTTCAGTTATATCAGGGTCCCAGATGACGACTCGTTCTCCTCTGGAGACGGCAGAGGCATAACGGGAGACGATTTCTGAATTACGGGGCTCGTTATCATAGACCCAAACACGATTGCTAATCCCCCAGTCATCAAGATAAACATCAGCTCCACACATAGCAATCGAGTTGCGAATGAAGAGTGAGTCCAATGGTCCTTCAGTGACATAGATGGTTTCTTCATAATTTACCTTGTGTAATCCAAAAAGTTTTGGTTTGTCATCCCTAAGCATGATAGTAACATATCTCATTTTGTCTGTGGGATTCAAAGACCTACCCTGAAAACCAAACCACTCACCGTTTTTATCGATGAGTGGTATGACAATACGAGGATGCTCATATCGCATACTCGCTTTGCTATATGTTTCTACTTGAGTGTTAACCCACTGTTGCCATGTATCAATGTAATAAAGTTCTTTAAGTGCTTCTTGTGGTAGTTTCCTACCCTGAAGATAACGAACTGCTGGATGCGAAGTATTTAGGTCTGTAATTTTTGTTAGACCTGTCGGCTTTGATACAAACTTTGGTTTCTCAAAAGTAAACTTAGGTTCTGCCACAACAGTGCCAGCACCAGTCTTACCTGCTTTATACCGCTCCATGACATACTCATCATAGAGGTCTGTTGCTTGGTCCTTAAGAAAGTTACCAAGAGTCCTACCAACACCACAGTTGTGACACTTGAATAGCACATCCTGTTTCTTAAAGTAGAAGTACCCACGTGCTTTATTCTTATGTTTGGAAGAATCTCCACAATAGGGACACCGTAGATTCCAAACATCTTTACGCTTCTTGGAAAAATTAGAGAACCTACCTGCTAATAGGTCAACGTATTTGGTCTCCAGGTAGTACATGGGTCATCTCAGCTGACCCAATTGTAGCAGCACGTGCCTTCTGTGTCAAGGTAAGTCCGAGAGATGGTAACAATTGAATAAAAGTAATTATCGTGGTTAAGATTGCACCACCAATGATAACATTTTTTTGCACAACTGCAACCTTTTCATCAATCTTGGTGACTCTATTTTCCAATCTCTCTACCATTTGTAGTATGGCAGCATCTGCTCTATCAGATTCTTCTAATCTATTTTCATGTCGTTCTAAAATAATTGCCACCCTATTGCTATTTTCACTTATAGATGCAACTGCTCGCTCAAGTTTATCGAGCATTTCTTTTGATAGGTCTTCATAAATGCTGAGTTTTGATTCAAGGACCGCCAACTTCTGAAGTCCAAAAGACACTTTACCCCTCCCCGCCTACAAAGTTTAGAATACGTTGAAATGATGATTCCGACTCATTTGCAGCATTACTAAATTTTGCACGGTTCGGTTGTTTACCAAGTGACTCATAAGCATCCCAAATTTTCTTTGCCAGTTGAGGGGACATTCTTGCTTGACCACCTTTCTGGAACTGAAGCATACCAGGTTCTTTCCCCTGAGCAATCTTCTTAATTGTATCAATGTTTCCACCAGAAGACTCAATCAGTTCATCTCCATCTGGAATGAAGTGTGCAACCTCTGGATTAATCTTTGCCCCAGAGCGAGTCTGAGTTTTAATCTGAGCAAGTTTTGCTTGAAGTGCCTTTTGTAGTTCTTGCTTCTTCAGGTCAGTTTGCTTCTTCAGCAACTGCATTTTTGTTTGTGCCATCTGCTGCTGCATCTGAGTGTCAGCTGCTTCAAACACTTGTCTTGAGAGTACTTTACTGCGCTTATCCATGAATAATTTTGCTGCGTCTGCTGGAAGAATTCTTTCAACACTAATCTCACTTTGGAATCTTGGATTGACAAGCAATCTCAACTTCTGTTTCAATTCCGCAGGAGAACTAGCATAGATTACAGTATCGCCAACTGTAGGAAGTTTTACTTTATATTGTAGAAGACGATTTGGAGTATGATTATGACGGTCTACTTCTTCACAAGTTTTCTTACGACGACGAACCTTTCTACCAAGCATAGGGTCAAGACCCGCATTTGGACCTGTAGCAGGAGCACTAGATGTCATCCCACCATTACCAACGCTCATTGTAGGTTCTTCATTAATCATAGTCTCGACAACTCCTTATCTACATCTTCATCGGATTCTAGTTGTGGCATCCAATTCAATGGATACCGATTCAAAAATACTAAGAAGCTTTTTAATACACACCAATACTCTCTTTCTAAACGAAAAAATAATAGGGGTGTGGCAGCATCATCAAAAACATTATAAAGAACGATTAAGTGATTTATAATGAGGTGGGTCCTACATGGACCCCCTCTCAGATATCTCTTAAACAACCGTTTGAGATACTTGAATCTTTTCATGTCTTCCTCAAAGTCTTCCACAAGAACACTTTGAGGATTGTCATAGTTTTTTATAGCAAAGTGAAGATAATTCTCTTCATTCAGTTCAAGAAATCTCATAAGTCACATGGTATCAGTCGTCAAATGTCAGTGTTGCAGTACCATCGGAAATGACTTCTTCAGTACCACCTGCTGATGTAATCTTGACGCGATACTTGTAACCATCAAGGCTGTCATCTGCAAGACCACTGTATGCAAGAGTTGCAGTAGTGAAGTCTGCATAGGTGATTCCACTATCAAGCGATGCAGAAACATTGGTCCAACGAGTTCCACTTGCGGTTTGACGTTGCCACTGGTAGGACAGAGCACCAGGAGTGCCTGTGGTCGAAGTGGTAACTGCAAAGGTGCCAGCGCCAGAAGACGATGTGCTGTTTTCAGGTTGTCCAGTAATAGTTACTGCCGATGCTACGTCTGCTGCGATTGTATCGTCAGCCTGTGTTTCGTTGGCATTGGTATCGGGGTCAGCAAGAGCAACAAGCTTTTCTGCCTTGTGACGAGTGTCGCCCTGAGCAGTTACATATGTGTAATATGACCACCAACCAGGACCATCAATTCCACGGGAGCGGTTTTCATTCAACGCAGCTTCAGTTTCATCAACGAAAACGATGGTTGGGGTAATTGATGATGACGCCACACCAACTCCAGCTTTGGTTTTATTGGTGTTTGAGTCGGTTCTCCCATACAAGGACATGAGTATTCTCCGAAATTCTCTTCTAATATTTATTTATGTAATACAGCTCTTAGAAATGTTTGAATTAAATCCAAGATACCATTTGCCTTAGTCTTATTGGTCTTTGCTAAGTATTCAGATAAAGAAAGGAGTAACCCTAAGACAATGGTTACTCCCCAGTTTGTTACTAAACAAGTAATCATGATTCAGCTTGTGGTTTAAAGAGAAGTTCCTTAACCGTAGCAAGAATCATATCATCGATACTATTATCAGTTGACTTCACATACTTCTCAAGAAGAGAAATGACAAGGTTCTTAACCGCAGGATGTGTTGCGATTTGCAAAAGAAGTGGTTTTACCACTGCTACTACTGCGCTCATGATGTCCTCCTAAAATGAGTCCATCTATATTTATGAATTAGTCAAATCTAGATGACTGATTATCACGTGCTTGCTGAGCAGCACGTTTGCGCATAGCTAGTTTTTGTGCAGGAGATGCAGGTCCACCATATTGACCAGCAGTAGGTGGTTTCTGTCCTTTGACTTTTTTCTGTTGACCTTGAGGACGACCCTGCATTTTACGAAGCACGTTATGAACAACATGCTGATAAGCTTTGTCACCCGCTGCAGTACCACCTTTCACAGATGGTTTACCAGTCTTGAAATCCTTACCAGTTTCTTTTTCATAACGATTAAGTTCGCTGATAGGTTCAAATGATTCTTTAGGAATTTCTCCCATCGCTTTTTGCTTACGAAGTTTCTTGGGATTCTTCGTCCTATCTGCTGAGTAGTTACTATCCTCACCCTCAGGGTCTAGAGCACTACGATGTCTTGTGCTTCTTTCGTGGTCAGGCATATTTGCACGACCACTCTTTGCCTCATCGGGAGAATAGGTCCTACCACTGTTGTACCATTCTTTACCAACGTGCCCTCTCTTCTTGGCATCGGCAGAAGCTTCTCTACGCTTATTCTTTCTACGGTTTGCCTTGAAGTCTTTGAGGGTCATACCCTCTTCAATTTCAACCTCTTCTGTATTGAGTGCTGCTGCTCTTCTTTTTGCTTTGTTTCCAGCACCCCTATCTCTGTTTTTGCCAATAACACTTGCCCAGTAATCTTTATTGTCTCTGTTTGGTTGTCCACCAATGCTGCGTTCTCCTTCTGGGGCACTTATTCCACCACGCTTTCTAATTGGTGGTGCTTCCTCGGCCATGCATTGTTCAAGGAATTGTGAAAATGTCATCATTGGAGTTTTTTCTTGATTGATGATGCTTTGATTGCTTTCTTGACGTGTTTGGTTACCTTCGGCATTGCGGTTGGTTTCTCCTTCTTTTT